CAACGTGTGGAAGCCACAGGTGTCCTCCGAGGTCTTGACGGACGTGAGCTACCTTGCCGTAGTCCTCACTCTGCTGTGAACCTTCTCCTTCAATCTGCTGGTGCGGTGGTAATGAAGCAAGCTCTCGTTGAGTTTGTGGACTCCGCTAGGCATCCCTACGAACTCCACGGAAATATCCACGATGAAGTTCAATTCAGTTGCGCCCCTGAGCACGCAGATGCTCTCGGTCGTTGCTTTGTAAATGCTCTCGCTAAGGCTGGCAAAGTCCTTGGCTTCAACTGCCCGTTGGACGGTGAGTTCAGCGTAGGTAAAAACTGGTCAGAAACACACTAACATGAAAACACTATACATAGATGGCGATATGCTCGCCTACCGTGCCGCCTTCAGTAACGAGGTGGAAACTAAATGGGACGACAATGTCTGGACACTCCACACGGATGTGAATGCTGCGTTGGCTTACTTCGATGACTTCATCACATCCCTGTGTAAGAAGTTTAAGACGGATGCCTACCAGTTAGTATTCAGTCCGAGGCGTAACTTCCGATACGAGTTGTTCCCCGCATACAAAGCGAACCGTGGTGGTAAGCGTAAGCCTCTAGCCCTCTCTGGGATTATTGAGCAGACACGTGAACGTCACCCTTCGCTTTTAGAAGAAGGTATTGAGGCTGACGACTTAATTGGCATCCTCTGCACCAAAGACCCAGACACAACCATTGCTGTCTCTGGGGACAAGGACTTCGCCACACTCCCAATCACTTGGTACAACTTTCTCCGTGATGAGCTGAAGACGTTGACCGAGGAAGAGGCTGACCGAAATCATTTGACACAGACCCTTATGGGGGATGCAGTAGATGGATACGCAGGTCTCAAAGGAGTTGGTCCTAAGACAGCTGTTAAGCTTCTCGACAAGCACGGCTGGGACTGGGACGGCGTAGTTAAAATATACGAAAGCAAAGACCAAACAGAAGAGGATGCGTTACTCAACGCTCGCCTCGCATACATCCTACGAAACAAAGATTACACAAACAACGAAGTACAATTATGGACACCTACAAAACAGAACAACCAGAAATAAACTTAGGCGACCAAGTCGTCTACATCGCTGGACCAATGACAGGGCTCAAGGATTATAACTTTGATGCCTTTGATGAGAAAGCGCACCTATTTAAGGAGAAGGGTTATGAAGTAATCAACCCTGCTGAGTTAAGTCGTAACCACGCTGCGGCTATGGGCATTGATTTAAATGAAATCACTGTTCGTGAGTGCGCTCAGACTGACCTCAAGCACATCGTAGCTCGTGCTACCCATATGTATATGCTGAACGGATGGCAGTACAGTAAGGGAGCTAAGGCTGAACACGCTGTGGCTGAATGGTTGGGTATGACGATTATGTATCAATCCAAGGAAGACCTAAAGACCGCTCGTCATCACGACAAGGAGTGGTGGTTTACCTTCCAAGCAGATACCTTCAATGACATCGCCGCTCTTACTCGTAAGAAGAATGAGGACTATACTGGTGGTGCTGCCACTCCTAATCCCTTTGCTAACTTTGATGAGGCTAATGAGTTTGGTGTAGACCCACTCGTAGGACTCTCGGTTCGCATGGGAGACAAGATGCAACGTCTAAAGTCCTTCTGTAATGCAGGGCTATCCCTTGAAACTAAGGGCGACACTGTTGCGGACATATTCAAAGACCTAATTGGCTACTCAGCTATTGCTCTTGGTATGCTGGAAAGACGGAAGGAGAGGGACTAATATGAAGGTCGAAAACGATTTACCTCCGATTTCTTCCTCTATTATCAATAAGTTAGAGGAAGTGTTCCCATTAAGGGATGACTTTGATACGGCGACAGGACAGAACGCTTTGATGTTCTATTATGGTCAACGTTCCGTCATTCGTTATCTTAAAAATCAACATAAACTACAGAACGAAAACATCCTAAACAAGAGTTAATTATGTGCACCTCAGCTCCCAAAATCCCAGACCCAGTACCACCACCAGCTCCGCCTCCTCCTCCAACGAAGACGGCTAAGAAGGTGGAAAACAAGTCTCTAAAGAAACGACAGACATCCAAGAAAAGTGGTACGTCTGCATTAACAGTACGTCGCTCGACAGTGAACACTGGTTCATCTGGTTCGGGTGCTAATATCAGCTACTAAATTATGCCCTCAAAAACGATTACGGTTACTAATGGTGATGGAAGCACCAAAACAATTACCATCCCTGACCGTAGTCGTTTTGCAGGGACACGCACGATGTCCAGAGTGACAGGAGGCGTGGCCGACAATATTACAGTAGACCGCACGGCACAGGTAGTTACCTCAGACCGTAAAGGGGAGTCTCGTCCGCTACTTACCAAAGTAGTAGGCGGGGCTTCTGCTGCTTATAGCCTACGTGACCTCAACGACCGCGCAGGTAACAACAAGGTAGTCCGTGTAAGACGTGCTAGTGACAACCACGAGAAAGACTTCCGAGCAAAGGAAGTAAAAGACATTGCAACTTGGGTAAACACTCAAGCTGTTCTCCCTCTTGACATACAAGAGTTAGAATCTGATGGGCGCACAGGTGATGTTATTTCTGCCGCCGCCGCCTACAGCCTCCGTAACCTTAGCTCCACCTACACAGGTAACGTAGTAGTCGTAAGGCGTTCTAGTGACGACGCAGAGGAACTCTTTACTGCGGCTGAGGTTGCTGATGGGACGCTGACGACTTGGGTTAATGCCGTCGAGACGGTTGGAGCGGAAAGCAATTTCTCTTCTACCATATCACCTTATAATTTATATCAAGCTGATGGTTCCACTGCATCTCTAAATGAGACAATAGGTGGCGAAACAGGTGCGCTGAAAATAACTTCACAGGGTGGCTCGTCCCATCTTAGGTATTTAGGAAGTATTACAAACCTATCGGTTAATACTACGATAAAAATAAGCATTAAAGTTTATATCCCTAGTTCAAACACTTCACTGGATGGGCTTACATTTTCTCTGCCTAATTTTACGGTAACATCAGGGCAACGAGCAAACACGATTCCTACTGATACGTGGACTACTGTGACAGTAGAAGGTACATCTTCAGACCTATCTCCATCTAACTCTTGGAGAATATATCCTAGAAATCGGTCAGCAGGTGATGTCATATATTTAAAGAACTATAGGATAACTCAGGATATAGCAGACGGCTACGTTGTGATTTGGTACGACCAATCAGGCAACGGCAATCACGCTACGCAGACGACTAATGCAAGCCAGCCTAAGATTGTTGATGGTGGGAGCTTGGTTACCAGAGGGGAAAACTCCAAACCAAGTATACTGTTCGGTGGTGCGGTAGATAACCGATTGGATGTCGTTGGTAGACCCATTGCGAAGAGCGTATTTTCAGCCCTGCAAGCAAGTAACACCAACTTTGAAACACTGATTTGTGATACTAACGACAATACCCCCAGACTGACCACGAATAATAACGCAAACAATCGTGCTTACAAGTTTGAGGGATTCGGAACTCCAAGTGTCAACGTAGACGGAGTTACTTATAATGGTACATCTAATGTATCTTCATTGGGCTTTCACTTACTTGGGATGACATCGGGTTCGGGGTCATCAATTAATAGGATTGGTGCAAACCCCTCAACAGGTTCAACAGGTAACTCATTCAATTATGTATCGGAACTAATCCTTTACGCCTCCGACCAATCGGACAACCGAACAGCCTTTGAAGCTAACATCGGGGAGACCTACGGCATTGACCTACCATCTGGAGTAGACACAGGGTATGACCAAGTGGACGGCTTTGTGGAGACTTGGTATGACCAGTCAGGAAACGGCAATGATGCTACGCAGAGTGTAGCTGGAAGTCAGCCTAAGATTGTTGATGCTGGTGTGCTTGTGAGTGGTGGGATTTACTTTGATGGTTCACCATCCGCAATGGACATTGATGGTTTAGTACTTGAATCAACGGAATACTATATGACGGCGGTCATTCATTTAGATGCTGTTCCAAGTAATTCCTTAAAGACTATTTTTGATTGTACCGATGCAGTCAATGCTGGTGCGTCTCTGGCTTATGCTAATACAAGTTCACAACTAACGCCGTTTATGTTCGATGGTGATGACACATCTGTAAATGTGTTCGGTGGTGGGGCGAATTTAACAACCAGCAAAACACTGGTTGGGTGTCAGTTTAAAAGCGGGGCATCAGAATCCTACATCAATGGAGGAATAAATTCAACGCTTTCAAATACTTGGACAAGTGCAGGCACAAACACCTTTACAAAGTCAACCATTGGCTACGACCAATCTACTCCAGGTCGAAATATGGATGGCAAGCTGGCTGAACTTATAGTTTACGAATCCGACCAGTCAGCCAACCGTGCAGCCATCGAAGCTAACATTAACAATCAATACGACATTTACTAATGTATCTAATCTATACAACTGAACAAGACGCTTGTGAGCGTGCTGACGAAGAAGGCAAAGACATTGGATACACCTACTGGACTGAAGGCAGAGGCACACGCTGGTTGACTAAGCCAGTACCTACTGCTGACGGCAAGTGGGCATTGGATGTCTCCGAGTACGAGCTGGACGAAGTCGAGGAAGCAACGGTCGTTGACAGTTACCTTATACCCGACAATATCGAAGATATCATTTAACTACCCTAATAAAAGAAAATTATGTCAAACACTACAGTTAGTTCATCCGTAGATAACCTTCTATGCTCCATTAATACATCCGCTATGCGTGATGCTTTAGAACTCCAAAGAGGTATTCAAGTTATAGACGTTGATAATAGCGGTAACTCAGATGTAACAGACTCTATTCAAAGTGCGCTTGATGATAACAATGAGGGTGTAGTAGTTCTCCCTAGTGGGACATATCTTGTTAGTGGTACTAACAGTTCTGCAACTGCCCTCAGAATTTCATCACCAATCCGTCTAATCATGGCTCCAGACGCTAAGCTGTTATTAGCACCGACTGCAGCAGCTTCTACATCGGTCCTAACAATAGGCGCTGGAAATGCTACTTTATCTGACGTAGTTGTTGAAGGTGGTATTATTGATGGTAATGCCTTAGTCAATGGCTCCTCTTACTCTACGACTGGTGGGGGTATTGTTATCGACGGTCCTGTTAGTAAGGTTTCTATTCGAGATTTAAAAATTACCAACATGCTTGGTGCAGGTTTAGCATGCAAAGGAGCAAGTACTAACAACCGAGCTAAACATATTTCTGTTGAAAATGTTGGAGTGGACAATTGTGGTGAAGGCGTGCGCGTTGAAAAAACTGACAATTTCCACATGCGAGGGGGCTGGATTACCGATATGAAATCTCAAGATTGCTTTGAACCACATGGTGCTATGCAAAACTGGTCTCTTCGGGATTGCTACATAGCTCGTCCTCACTCCTCAAACTCTGCTGTTGAGGTTTTCCCGCAACACGGTGACATTGTTGAAGGTTTAATTGAAAATTGCGTCATTGAAGATGATGAGATGCGCGTGTCTTTAAGTAGCGGAACATCTGCATCCCATTACGAGGTGAGTGGACTTACCGTGCGGGGCTGTCATTTCAAAAACTCTCATGCGTATCTAGGCGTTGGGGGTAAGTTTAATAACCTGACCTTTGATGATAATATGTTTGAAGGTCCCTCTAACTGCCCTCGTGGTGTCCCTTCATTGAAGGCCGCAATTGATTCTTATAGGTCTTCAAACACGTTAAATGTAATAAACAATACTATATTTAATTATGCTGGCCCCGCCATTGCTAGTGAGAATAAAAACCTGAACTTTACTGGTAACAAAGCTTACAACTGCTGTACGAATCCTAATAATTCTCCTGCTAATAAAATCACTGTCTCTTCAACTGGTGGTGAAGCTTTAATCTCTAATAATAACATATATGATGACCAAAGCACAGCTACGGCTATTGCAGGTTTAGCTTATAAGGGAGATAGAAATAGAGTTATAGGTAACCACTTTTCTGGGTTTGCTCGTCCTATAAACCTAGACGGAAAAGCAACATCGGATAGCATTGTAAGGGCTAACTCTTGTCCTGAACGATACGTCGATGATTTCATAATTAAAACGTCTGCTTCTACAGCATATGCGCAAATCTCTGGCACTAACTTGACTGGTAATCCATATCGGTTCGCTCTTGTAACACTCCAGCCAAGAGGCGATATTTCACCAGCTACGCGATACTGGCCCACATGGAGTGGCGCTGCTTGGTTTATAAATATGGACGCGGCTCCTGCTTCTCCCGTAACTTTTATTGCGAAATTACAACTTCAAGATGATTATGACCGCTAATAAGATGGGAATTTACATTTACCTAATCCCCGACACTATCGAAGATAATATTTAAACAAACACTTTATGAACAAGACAGCAGAAGCCTTATACACATCCCTTGAGGGGAAGCGGTATCAATACCTAGACCGTGCTCGTTCGGCTTCTAAACTTACCATACCATACATCATGCCAGACGAAGGGTTCGGAGCCCACAGTCGTCTGGAGACACCATTTCAGGGCATTGGGGCTCGCGGAGTAAATAACCTCGCATCTAAATTACTGTTAGCACTCCTACCACCCAATGCCCCGTTCTTTCGCCTACAGATAGATGAACACGGGCTACGCTCAGAAGGAGCACCCGAAGAACTTATCACCGAGATTGAGACCTCCCTACAACAAGTAGAGGAAACCTTTATGGAGGAGGTCAGTCGTGGTTCGTATCGCACAGCCATTCACGAAGCAGTAAAGCACCTAGTAATCACAGGTAACGCTTTGCTGTACGTACCCGAAGATGGAGGAGCCCGCGTGTTCCACCTCGACCGCTTCTGTGTTGAGCGTGACCCTATGGGCAACATCCTTTATATCTGCACCAAGGAAACCCTGAGCTACATGAGCCTCTCTGAGGATATGAAAGAAGTAGCAGGTGCTAATGAAGGTGGAGTAGATGATGAAGTAAACCTCTACACCGCTGTCTGTCGTAAAGAGAAAGGCTGGAAGGTCTGGCAGGAAATCAACGGCAACGTTATACCTAAGTCTGAAGGCTTCTTTGGTCTTGATAAGAACCCCTACATCCCCCTCCGCTTCTCCCGCATCGACGGTGAGGACTACGGTCGTGGCTACGTAGAAGAGTATCTCGGTGACCTACAGTCCCTTGAGTCTCTCTCTCAATCCCTTGTCGAAGGGTCGGCTGCTGCCGCTAAGGTTCTGTTCCTAGTGAACCCTAATGGTACTACTCGTGCTCGTACACTCGCTGAGAGTCCTAATGGTGCTATTGCCCAAGGTAACGCTCAGGACATCTCAGTACTACAGCTAGAGAAGTTCAATGACTTCCGAGTTGTTCAGGAAAGCGTACAGAAGATTGAGGAACGCCTCGGTCACTCTTTCCTGCTTACTAGTGGCGTTGTTCGTCAAGCTGAGCGTGTTACTGCTGAGGAAATACGTATGCTTGGACAGGAACTAGAGTCAGCACTCGGCGGCCTCTATTCATTACTTTCAATGGAACTACAGCTTCCTCTGGTCAATCGTCTGATGGACGTGATGAACAAGAAGAACAAGCTTCCTAAGTTACCCAAGGATGTCGTTAAGCCAATCATCATCACAGGTGTTGAGGCTCTCGGACGCGGTAACGACCTACAGAAACTTGACCTGTTCCTTGCTGGAGCTGCTCAGGTTGTTGGTCCCGAAGCTGTAGCAGGTCACGTACAGGTGGCAGAGTATTTCAAACGTCGAGCAACCGCTCTCGGTATTAAAACTGAGGGACTGGTTAAGTCGTCTGAAGAAATGGGTGCAGAGATGCAACAAGCCCAACAACAACAAATGGCGGAGAAGCTAGGACCAGCAGGTATCAAAGCGATGTCTGACCAAGCTACCGCCGCTCAACAGCAACAACCAAGCGAGGTATAATGGCTAACTATCAATCAACCCAAGTAAACGAAACCAGCGAGGAAGAAAACGTCTCGCTCGAACAACAGGCGGCTATGCAAGAAGAAGCTGCCAACCAACGTAATCAAACCATCGAAAGTGACACCGAGCAGGAAACAACCGAGGAAACTCCCGAAAAGGAAACAACCGAGGAGCGTCCTGAGTGGCTCGATGATAAGTTTAAATCACCTGAAGACCTAGCTAAGGCTTACAATGAGCTTCAGAAGAAACAGTCCACCAAGACAGAGAAAGCAGAGGAGAAGACAGAAGAACCATCTCCCAGCTCTAAGACATCAGAAGTAGTCTCTAAGGCTTCTGAAGACTTTGCTAAAAATGGAGAGCTGTCTGACAAGTCCTTTGTTGAACTTGAGAAGGCAGGTATCTCCCGTGATATGGTGGAAGCCTACATCCGTGGTCAGGAGTCAATTGCGACTTCACAGGCTATGGACATCCAAGGTGAAGTAGGTGGCAACGCTAACTACAACGCTATGGCTGACTGGGCTGCGGATAACCTTAGCGACAGTGACCTTGACGGTTTCAACTCTATTGTTGAGAATGGTTCGGTTGACCAAGCTAAGATGGCTGTCAAAGGTCTCTATTCTCAGTTCATCTCTGCGGGCGGTAATCCTCCAGAACTATCACAGGGCGGCACAAGTGGCTCTTCTGTTAAACCCTTTGGGTCTGCTGCTCAGGTTACTGAAGCTATGCGTGACCCTCGTTATTCAAATGACCCAGCGTTCCGTGACAATGTCGAGAAACGCTTAGCGGTCTCCAACGTCCTTTAAACCCCTAATACTATGCCTATTGAACTTATAGCAATGCTTGGTGGTGGTGTGTCAGGATTCGTAATGAAACTGATTGCCGCACAAGGAGAAGCTCAGACTAGAAACTTTGAGATGCTCCTTCAAAAGCAGACAGCCGCCGATGAATCTGCCGACAAAGCAGCCGCTCGTGGCGGTGTATGGATTCGACGTGTATTCGTCTTCTTTGTTCTGTTCGCTGTTATCGTAGCTCCCTTCATACTCTCATTGTTAGGGACTCCTGTAACTGTAGAGAAAGAAGGACTCGGAGGCATCTTTGGTCTCCTCGGATTTGGTGCTGGTAGCTGGGAGTCTCTGAACGGCTTCGTTCTACTCCCTGAAGTTCGCCAAGCGATGCTTGCCATCATTGGCTTCTACTTTGGCTCCTCACAGGTTCGTTAATGGTTTATAAAGTAACAGCTCTGTTGTTGTTATTGGCAGGGTGCTGCCCAGCATCTACATCAATAACACTAGAAGACTTCGTAAAGCTTATCCCTAAGTGGGAAGTTTACCCCGACAGTCCTCACGATGTAGTGGGCGACAACGGGGCTGCTTACGGCCATTACCAGATACACAAGGTAATGGTAGATGATTACAACCGTATAACTGGTTCTAACGCTGTCCATACGGACGCCTTTGACCCCAAGGTCAGTGAACATATCGCCTATGCTGTTCTGAGCCACTACGCACAGCACATAGAGTCCACTGGTGTTACACCCACAACAGACCACCTACTGTTCATCTGGAATGGTGGAGGTGGTGCTTGGACACGTGTGGAAAGCCCAAGGGCTGACCAGAAGCAAATCAATCTTAATACCTACAGAAGTAGGGCAACCCCAATCATAACAAAGTATCTAAATGAAAAGAAAAGGCGTCAGTCTCCGCAAGGAGCATAAATCATCCAAGGGTGGTTTAACTGCTAAAGGCAGGAAGTACTATAACTCCAAGACTGGCTCCAATCTTAAAGCCCCTCAACCTGAAGGTGGCTCACGTAAGAAGTCCTTTTGTGCTCGTATGAGTGGAAACAAAGGACCAATGAAAGACTCTAAAGGCAGACCAACCCGTAAGGCATTAGCCCTGCGTCGTTGGAAGTGCTGACAATTTCCGTCCCTAAGCAAGAAGTAGCGTAAGACCCTTCGAGGAGGATAATCTTAGACGAGCAAACCAAGCCCACGGACACCTAAACCCCCAATAATAATCCAATACTAAGGAAAATAAAAAACTATGGCTAATGGCAATACATCCCCGTCCCGTTTGGGACAAGTAAATGCTGCTGGTGATGCAAATGCGTTGTTCCTGAAGGTGTTCTCTGGTGAAATTCTAACTACGTTTGAAGAACAAAACGTGATGAAGGAATTACACATGGTTCGCACTATTCAGAGCGGTAAATCTGCACAGTTCCCAGCAACAGGAATCGCAACCGCAGGATACCACACAGCTGGCGAGAATATCGCTGACTCTGGAAATGGTTACCTGTCTGCAATCAAACATGCTGAGCGTGTCATCTCGATTGATGATGTCCTCATCTCGTCTACATTCATCGCCAACATTGATGAATTGAAGAACCACTACGACGTTCGTAGCATCTACGCTAAGGAGCTTGGTAAAGCCCTTGCTAAACGCTTCGACGTAGCCACAATGAAGACCCTTGCTGGTGCAGCTCGCTCCTCGGCAACTGTCTCTGGTGGTGAAGCTGGTTCGCAACTCACTGGTCTATTCGCTGGTGCTAATGCTACTGCTGCTGAGCTTATTGATGCCCTCTATGGTATCGCTGAGACTCTCGACGGTAAAGACGTGACTGATGAAGGTCGCTTCGCTATCCTCAGCCCTGCTGATTACTACACCCTCATCACTGCGGACAACAGCGCGATTTCTCTCGCTGCTAACCGTGACGTTGGTGGTGTTGGTAACATCGCAACTGGTACTATTGCTCAAGTTGCTGGCATCAAGCTAGTCAAGAGCAACCACCTCAGCACTATCGCTGTTGACAGCTCTTCCGACACTTCTGGTGACGGTAGCTCTGCTGTCAAGAATGACGTGTTCGGTGCTAATGGTGCTGGCTATAACGGTGACCTATCTGCTACTCGTATCCTCGCTGGTACTAAGGAAGCTATTGGTACTGTTAAGCTTCTCGACCTCGCTACAGAGTCCGAGTACCAAATCGAACGCCAAGGTACATTGTTCGTTGCAAAGTATGCAATGGGACACGGTGTCTTGCGTCCTGAGTGTGCTGTAGAAGTACAGTAAACCCTTAATTCTGAGCCCCCATTGGTAATCCCTTTGGGGGCTCTTTTTTAACTCTTTAACTTTATATAAATAATATGCCTACAACCTCGCTCTCTACGACTCTCCTTGAGTCTGTAAATATCGTCCTTGCTAACTTAGGTGAGTCTCCAGTTAATTCTCTTTCTGGTGGCGCTC